TAAAGAATTAGCCCAGTACGCTGCCCCGAAAAGGAAAGCGGCTGAACCAAAGGTGATTAAGGATAAGAACCTACTGACGATGAGCGAGGAGGAACTATTGGCTGAGATAGCTCGCTTGGAGTCATCAGTTTGAGTGAGACATTGGAAGTTTTACAAGAACGGATACGGGTACTCAAGGAATTAGAGGCCCGGAAGAAGGAATCGCAAAACACATACAGCGCCTATGAGAAACAGAAAGAGTTTCATGATATCGGTACTGAGTATGCAGAGCGGTGCCTTATGGCAGGGAATCAGACAGGCAAGACATATAGCGGTGCTATGGAATGTTACTTTCACTTAAGTGGTAATTACCCTGAGTGGTGGGAAGGGCTTAAATTTGAAAAGGCCCCCGTTATATGGGTTGGTGGAGACACCGGAGAGACGATAAGGGATACGACTCAGCGTTTGTTGCTAGATAGGCCAGGGAAGCTTTTAGAGGATAGTTACGTAGGGATCCTCCCTAGACGGATTATCGTCGGGGATCCTAAGCCAGCGCTTGGGACCCCGAACTTATTTGACCACGTCAAGGTTAGACATACGACTGGTGCGATTAGCTACTGTTATTTTAAAGCTTATGCGAAAGGCAGGCCGAAGTGGCAGGGCGAGACCATCGATCTAGTCTGGTTTGACGAGGAACCACCCGAGGAGTTATATGCGGAGGGTCTGACCAGGACGAACCGCGGGCAACTCGGACAGAGGGCTGTACTGACGTTTACCCCGTTACTCGGTATGAGTAACGTTGTTGCTAAATTTCTACAGAACCCTTCCCCCGCACAGCACGTAGTCAAGATGACTATCGATGATGTCGGGCATTACACCGAGGCGGAGCGAACATCTATTGTCGCTTCGTACCTAGAGCACGAGCGCGAAGCACGGGCTAAAGGAATACCTATCATGGGTTCGGGGCGCGTATTCCCTGTTACCGAAGCGTCGATAGTTGAAGAGCCGCTTCAGATGAAGGATTTACCTGGGTGGTGGAAAAGTATCGCAGGGATTGATTTCGGTTGGCAGCATCCTACTGCCGCAGTGCAGATATTATACGACCCAGAACACGACGTTATCCACGTACATGCCTGCCACCGGGCTAAGGAGGCGACACCTATCGTATTCGCCGGTGCGGTTAGGAATTGGGGAGAAAAGATACCGTGGGCGTGGCCGCACGATGGGCTCCAGCATGATAAGGGTTCAGGGAAGACTTTGGCAGAGCAGTACAAGGACTCGGGGCTTAATATGCTCAGAGATAGAGCACAAAATGAGGATAAGAGTTACGGAGTCGAAGCAGGCCTAATGGATATGTTAGACAGGATGCAGACGGGTAGATTTAAAGTCTCTCGAATGCTAGCAGATTGGTGGGAAGAATTTCGAACATACCACCGTAAGAACGGAATAGTAGTTAAGGAGCGAGATGATCTTATGGCGGCTACCCGCTACGCGATCATGATGGTCCGATACGCTAGACCTATAGTCGACCCGATCAAACGGTATCCGACTACCCCTAAAATAATTGCTGATGCAGAGGTCGGTTACTAGATGTACGAAGATAAAAAGCAGGATATGGATGATTCAGATCGTTTACAACTATTAGGGCATAGCCTGGCACGACTAGCGCAGGAACAGGTCGGTGTAAGGCAAACCGTCGAAGACAGGTGGTTGGGAGATCTAGAACGGTATATGGGTAAATACGATGCTGCTACAGCAGCTCGATTAAATACTACAGGGGGATCTAGGGCGTTCGTTAATCTCACGCGGGCTAAAGCTAGCGTGGCAGAGGCTAGGCTATCAGACATGCTGTTCCCGTCTGACGATAAGAACTGGGGGATCCAGCCGACACCCGTACCCGAGATGACGAAAATGTCTCGAGATCAGAGCCAAGCGCGAGGCTCTCAAGGGCAGCTCGTAGCCGATGACGCAGGGCAACCAGTAAGTAACGCGGATCTAGCGAAAGAGGCGTTACAGGAAGCCCTAGAACGATCCAGAGCTATGGAGAAGGAGATCAACGACCAGCTCGTAGAAGCTCGCTACCATTCGATAATGCGCGACGTTATCCACGACGCCTGTATCTTCGGTACTGGTATTGTAAAGGCACCGATCGTATTAGCCCGACAACGCAAGAGTTGGCAGAATATGGGTGAAGGCGTCCATAAAATGGAGATGATCGACGAGTTCCGCCCTGGCGTTGAGAAAGTAAACGTCTGGGACTTCTTTCCTGATATGGCCGCAACGCACATAGATGATGCTAATTTTATATTCGAACGTAGGTATATATCGAAACGTCAGCTTATAGACCTAGCGGGTAATCCTGGTTATTTCCCCGAGCAAGTCCGGAAAGTTATCAGTGAAACGCATAAGGATGCGAATAGCGGTGGGGAGACGCACGTAGCACGTCTAAAGGAATTATCAGGACTATCCACGGACCTCACGCAGGGTAGGTTTGAGATGTGGGAATATCATGGGCCTTTAGACAAAGATGATATGGCTGCCGCAGGCCTCGATAATGAAGCGCAGGATGAACTAGAAGTTACAGAGGCGGTTGTAACCTTCGTGAATAACGTGGTCATCAAAGCTGATTTAAACCCATTAGAAACCCGAGATCGACCTTACTCGGTATTCGTATACGAAAGGGACGATACGAGTATATTCGGATTCGGTTTACCGCATCTAGTACGGCACGAGCAACGTATAGCTAACGCCTCTTGGCGCATGGCACTTGATAACGCGGCTCTGACTACTGGAGGACAGGTCGTATTAAACCGAGAAGTTCTGATCCCCGATGACGGGAATTGGAGCATTCGTCCGCGTAAGACCTGGCACGTGACCGACCCGACAGTCGACGTAAGGGCCGCGTTCCATACCCACGAGACTAGCTCACATCTAGACGAGCTTCTCGCGATATATACCAACGCTAGAAACATGGCGGATGATGTAACAGCACTACCTATGTTAGCGCAAGGTGAAATGGGTGGAGCCCCAGATACTGCGACTGGCATGAGCATGCTGCTTAACTCGTCGAATGTAGTACTGAGGCGCGTCGTTAAATCCTTCGATGATGACGTAACGACGCCGTTGATTACTCGGTTCTACGATTGGAACATGCAGTTCAACCCGAAAGAAGATATCAAGGGCGACTTTGAGATCGACGCGCGTGGTAGTTCGACATTACTAGTTAAAGAGACTCAGACTCAAGCTCTGATCACAATGATGCAGCTGGCCGAATCCCCAGTATTCGGACCATTAGTGAAGCCTGCAGAGTTATTTCGTAAGGTCGCTCAAGCTCAACATATCACACCTCACGATGTCATCGTTTCTGACGAAGAGATTCGAGCTATGGAGGAGGCGCAAGCGGCGCAAGCCGAAGAACCAGATCCAGAAATGGTATTGAAGGAAAAAGAGATGGAATTGAAGCTACAGATCGCGCAGATGAACGCGCAGGTCGAGATGGCTAGAATCGCAGCTCAAAGCGACTCGAGCATGGCTCAAGTCGAGGCCAATATGGCTAAATCACAACTCACGGAAGATAACAAGGCGAATATCCATATGTCTGAAATGGACTACGCTCAAAAGGAGGGTAAAGGAATATGATCGACGTTAGATCGGCGACGTGGAGTAGGGTGTTTGACTACGCCGCGACAGAGTTGGAGAGGATAGCTACGGCACTAGAAAACCCGAAGTTATCGTACGAGGACACGCAGTTTTATAGAGGAAAGGCGCACGCCTTAAACCTGCTATTGAAGCAGCCCGAAAGGGAGCGAACAGCACACACGGATGTAAACGATTTTCAGGTCTAGGAGGACATAGTGGCAGAGGAAGAAGTAACAGAGGAAGTAGTAGTTGACGAATTCGAACAAGGATGGGCGGACGCTGTAGATGATAAACCTCAAATGGGAGAACAGGTCGATGAGCCGGTGGAAGGAGCTGTCGATGCGGAAGAAGATACACTCGTACAGGAGAGTGAAGACATCGATGAGAATGAGGAGGTACCCGCTAGTGAAGATGGCTGGGACGGGATCCCTGAATCTTATAAGAAGGAATATGAGGAAGCCCAAGCCAAGATTAAAGAACTCGAACACTCCGTGGCATCAGGGAATGGTCGAGTATCTGCGCTTTCTAGAAAGCTGGCTGACGCTGAATCACCCCCAGTACAACCTATGGAAGAGGGCGTCACTTCGGATGCTGGCGAGCTGTGGTCTAATCTCAAAGAAGAGTATCCTGATATAGCAAATGGGACGGACGAACGCTTCGTTGCAATGGAGTCTAAGATCGACAAGATGGTCGAGGAGCGCCTAGCACCGCTACGTCAGATGGAGGAGGACCGCTACGTCGATAATCAGCTTAATATAGTAGCCCAGGCATACCCCGATTGGCAGGAGACAGTGCATGGCGATGATTTCGGTACATGGGTGGATAAGCAGCCTCTGAAGGTACAGGATCTACGGAAATCGTACGAATCAGAGGATTACATTTACCTCTTAAAATGTTATAATGCAGAGAAGTCTGAGCAGGTTGAAGAGATCAGGTCTTCGCGGGAGAATACGTTGAAATCCAACGTGGCTGTCCCTAAACGAGGGCGCTCTAAACCGTCAGGACCTCCTGACGATTTCGAATCGGCATTCGCATATTACGCCGACAAGAATTAAGCTTGTAAGCTACGAGTTCGACCCCTTAATTGCGGTCGAACCCCTCTAGCTTAGACACGGAAGAAGTAAACGACGGATTAGTAGCCGCAATAGCCGCTTACACACTGGACCCTTGTTAAGAGAACTTCGAAGAAAGTATTCGTTCATCTTTTACTAAGGAGCCAATAATGGCAACAGAATTTTCATCGGCTGCAGGGGCGCAATTCAACCCGCAGGCAGCTACAGGTAACGCGTCAACACCGTTTACCAACTACGGCAATATTTCACAACGTACGGCAGCTTACGCGGCCAAGCAGATGCTTGAGCATGCAGAGCCGATCCTCGTACTATCTAAATTTGGGCAGTCTAAACCGATGCCTAAAAACTCATCGGACACAGTAGTATTTCGTCGCCCTATCCCATTTGATGTACAGCGGGACGATGGCACGAACGGTACTACAGCAGGTGAAATCACAAAACTCATCGAGGGTGTAACCCCTAGTGAGCAACAAATGAAATATGAAGACGTATGGGTTAAATTAAACCAATACGGCGGATTAGTTTCTATCACAGATGTAGTACAAGATTTATCAGAAGATCCAGTACTAAGCGACGCATCGATGCTTCTCGGCGAGCAAGCCGCAGAGACCGTCGAGATGTTAACTTGGGGTAAGATTTGTGGAGGTTCGGTAGTACATCGAGCGTCTTCTACAGCAAGTCAAGCTACAGCAACGCGCGCGGATGTAGACTCGGTAATCGGTCTTAATCACATCAGATCAATTACTCGTACACTCAAACGTAACAGGGCTAAAACTATCACAACAATGATGGGTAGCTCAGTAAATTACGGTACTGAGGCTATCGAGGGTGGGTACATCGCGTTCTGCCATACTGATTGTGAGCACGACATTAGAGGATTGGACGGGTTTATACATTTAGCGGATTACGGCTCTCGTAAACCTTTATGCCCTGAAGAGATCGGCTCGTGTGAAAACGTGCGGTTCATCATGACACCTTTACTCACTCCATTCGCAGATTCAGGTGCGGCGGCAGGAACAATGGTATCCACAACAGGTACAAGCGCAGACGTATATCCGGTTGTGATCATTGCTAAGCATGCGTACGGTCTAGTTCCTTTGAAGGGCGCTAAGGCGATTACACCAACAGTTCTAAATCCAGGAACGCCATCGAAGTCTGACCCTCTAGGTCAAAGAGGCTACGTAGGTTGGAAATCGTACTTTGCGGCGACAATTCTGAATGAGTCTTGGATGACTCGCTTAGAAGTCACTGTAACGGACATCTAAGGAAACGACGAAAACGAGAGTCCCATGATGGGACTCTCTATTTTACTCAGGGAGAGGAAGAATAATGGCGACTAAAAAAGCGGTAGCGGTTAAGGAAGACGAATTTAAAGACGTTACTAAAAAGAATACAGTCCGCATTCTTATACATAAGACTGCAGGCGATCAGAGCTCCGATTCGGTCCAGGTGGGCGTTAACGGGAAGATGTGGTTGATACAAAGAGGTAAGGAAGTGGAAGTACCCCGCAGTGTAGAGCAAGCGCTCCACGACGCAGTTAGTTACGATGTAGGATACGATCCATCTACACAGAGCAATCCGGTAACGAGGGTACAGGCGTATCCGTATAGTATAGTTGGATGAAGCTAGATTCGTTTTATCGGTTCATAGCCCCCGAAGTTCGAGGGTGTCCGACGGTTACAATTGATGTAGCCATTATAGACGCCATTCGTGATTTCTGCCAGCGGACGGATGCGTGGCGTACTACCGCTACGCTCCCCCTTATAGCCGGTATGTCAGGTTATGAGGTAGATATACCGACGAAGACAGATGTAGTGCGGATCCTTCGTGTAGAGGCTGCAGGGGAGTCGATCCAGAACTTAGGCGCACACATGCACCATAACCCTTTCAGTCCGAATTGGGTCAACACCCATAAGACTTATACATTTAGTAACACGACAGACGATCCGAATACGGTTTACCTAACTTCGGCGCCAGCCGCGAGGGTGACCAACGGTCTAATCATAGAGGCATCACTAAAGCCTCAGCACAATAATACGAATGTGGACGACGCGTTATTTGATCGTTGGTACGAGCCGATTGTAATGAAGGCGAAACACATTCTGTTCTTGCAGCCCGGTACTGCTTGGAATAACCCCGAGTTATCGGCGTACTACTTCCAGTTATATAACCGATCAACAGCGCTAGCACAGGCTGAAGCACGTAAAGAGTACGCGTTCAAAGACGCGTCTAATCCGGAAATAGCCCCGATATGGTGATGAAATGGCAGTAACAGTAGAAAGTTTATTAACGCGAGCAGGGGTCATACTCCACGACACGACGCAAGTCCGGTGGCAGGATACGGAACTACTAGGTTGGTTAAATGACTCTCAGCGTGAACTAGTTTTAATACGACCAGATGCTAGTATTAAAAATGAGGATCATAATTTAAGTGAAGGAACGAAGCAAACGTTACCAGCAGGTGGTATCAGGCTCATAGACGTAATACGTAATAATACTACTAGTACGAAGAACGCGGTTCGCGTCATCGACAGAAACGTATTAGACGCGCAACAACCGGCTTGGCACACCTCGGGGGCGAATGCGACTGTAGAGCACTACATGTTCGACCTACGCGACCCTAAGCACTTCTATGTTTACCCTGCACAGCCGGCGGAAGTCGGAACGGTGGAACTAGTATATTCATCGAACCCAGTGGATGCGGTACTATCCGCAGACGCGGTCCCCGCAGTAGGTTCAGGGGATGGCACACCAGGTAATGATGCGGCGATACCTGCGATACCCGCAGGAGAGACAGAAATAACACTCGACGACATCTATGCGAATGCAATGCTGGACTATATCCTTTATAGAGCTTATAGCAAAGACGCGGACTTCGCTGGTAACGCCCAACGCGCGTTGAAACACTACGAGGCGTTCGCGGCATCGCTAGGTCTCAAGTTCCAAGTCGACAAACTCATAGATCCCAACATGCAGGACAATCCAGTTCCCGCACCGCAATAACGAATCACCGCATGCCAATGCTGAGAATAACCTCCGGAGGAGTAAAATATGGCGTATTACGAGACCATCAAGGTGGTCGCAGGGGATACCAAACCTGATTTAGAGTTCACTCTTAGAGACGCGCATACCGCGGCTACAGGTAAAAGTTTAGACGAGGATGAGCCTTCTACGTGGGCTCCTTTAGATTTATCTAGCAGTACCATCGAGGTAAAGTTTCGCTCGCTCGGAGGGGAAGCGGTATTAGACACGATGACGTGTGGAATACTAGATCAAACAACTAAGCCTGGGCAGTGCTTTATGCAGTGGAACCCGACCACTTTAGATGTGGAAGCGGGCACGTATGAGGCCGAGATTTCGGTCACTGACTCTGCCGGTAGTCAGACAGCGGTAGATAAGTTTAAGATCAAGGTTAGATCGGCGTTCTAGATGCTGATACGAGCTACAGTAACTTACGCCCCTTTAGCAGTAGCACCTACTGAGTACACTAAACTAGAAGCGGAATCTACGTATCGTAAGTTAGAAGCGGAATCTACGTATCGTAAGTTAGAAGTAGCAGGATTGTACGCAAACTGGAACTCCATAAACCAGTTACCTAAAGAGACTACACTAGTCTCCGATACGTACACCTTAGTATTCCACAAGCATATAAACGACGCGCTTAATGTAGACGAGCTATTATCGTTCAAAAATCAAAAACCTAATGAGAGTTTAGTATTTGATGAACGACTACAACGGGTAATCAATAAAGGGCTCGCTACCACCCTACCTTTACTAGATCTGGTCAGCACACACCATCAGGGCGCAGGCAGAACTGATGATACGAGCTTTAGCGATACAGTAAGTACGCGATTGAATAAGATGGTCTACGACGGTCTCAATATAGCCGACGCAGTGTTCTTAGGTAAGATGTGGGTAGAGGAGCACGACAACCCTGTATTCCTAGATGAAGTAGTTCAATACGCCCTAGATAAGAGTACACCAGACTCTCTAACTTTAGCTGAAATAATAGTTAAATTATTAGAACGGGGGCTACAAGAAACGACAGGTGTTAGCGATACAGTAAGTACGCGATTGAATAAGATGGTCTACGACGGGGTCAACATAACCGACGCAGTACTGTTAAGTACTATGTGGATCGAGGAGCAAGACAACCCGGTATTCATAAACGAAGTAGTTCGCTACGCTATAGATAAAAGTACGCCAGACTCTCTAGCCCTTGACGAGATTATAGTTAAGGTACTAGGCCGCAGGTTACAAGACAACGTAGATGTTAGCGACACGTTATCTAGAAACATAAGCAAATATGTAGCCGATCAAATTAGGGCGCTAGACGATATAAGCGTAAATATTAATAACGTAAATGAATCCACCTTTAATTTCTTAGAGTCACTAAGCCGAGATTTCCATAAATATAGGATTGATCCAGTATCGTTTACCCAAACGGTAGCGAAAGACACAACGAAGTACTTAGCGGATTCCGCACAAGTACAAGATGTAACGAGTAAACATCTTAAACGTACTATAACAGAATACTTGTTCCTAACGGACAACGATAGCTACGTTCACACCAAGGGCGTATTAAACCCGATAAGCGAGCCCAGTCTTACCGACACCATAGACAAAACATATTCGAAACTCGTATCGGATGCAGTTGTTATATCCGACGCACTACTAAGAACGAGCACCACGGGGCAAAGTGTACTACTTCAGCTAGTAGAAGAGGTAAATCTACGTTTAAGCAAGTCCGCTACTTCCGCCGCTACGGTATCGGACACGATAACGTATATACAGACGAAAAGACTTGGTGGGTTAGCCTCGATATCAGATCAGATCACCAGGGAGTTCACCAAGCATGTAGCTGATGGGATACGTACTTTAGATTCTCAGGATATTATAGACAAAGACATTTCGATTCTAACTCTCAGTGTCGTCGTGTCGGAGATGGTGAGTAATGCGATATCTAAAACTCAATTATCGAGTATAGGGCTGCCAGACGAAGTCCTAGTAGAAAGTGCAAAAGTGTTTGGCGATACTATAACCACAGGGCTAATTGAGTACGTAAAACGAGATTTCGTAAAATCGCTAACTGACGTAGCTACCTTCACAGATATCCTAACGCACGACTTTAAGAAAGTAGTCAGTGCCGACACAGTAGAGCTAGTCAGTCTCACTAAGCGCGAAGTTAGTAAATTAATCGAAGGGCAGGACACTGTAGGGTTATCGGACGCAGCCCTAGCTAAAGCCTATACGCCCTACCCCAAATCAGACACGACCTACGTAACGGATAACGAGTGGGTGGCGACAACGCTACCTAAAGCAGACGAGTTAAACATCTCGGAGGATCTACATTATTCCGTAAGCAAACCTACGTTAGTGAGTACACCTAACATAACAGACATAGTAGTTACCGAGGCTAGAAAGTTAGCAAGTAGCAATGTGTCCTTCACAGAACAAATCACGGTTGAGGTCGGTAGCTCCGTCTTCAACGGTTCCACATTCAATTCATCAACTTTAGGATAAAACTATGTTAAACGAAAGAATACCTTTAAAAGGCAGATTACAGATTTCTTTAAACGGATCAGTGGTCAGAGATATAGAAAATTTAGTAGTAACTACAGGAACCGACTGGGTAGCCGCTAGAATGGCTGACGGGGCGGGTACTACTAGTGTATCTAAAATGGGTATCGGGACAGATGCGACGGCCGCAGTTGCAGGCGATCAGTGGATCGGGGCTACCGCACCTGCAGTAAGTATGTCCGCATCTAGTTCACAGGTAGCCGATCTGTTGACGCAAACAGCTACAGGTAGTGAGATCCAGTTTTCCACTACATTCTTAGGAACAGGTGCAGGCCAGCCTAATGCGGCGATCAATGAAGCCGGTCTATTGACTTCAGACGATATACTCATAGCACGTACTACCTTCAATACCGTCAACAAAGATTATAACGACGAAATGACAATTACGTGGACTATTACAATAGCTAGCTCATAACACTATGGCGATAAAGTACTCCAATAACGCTAAAACTACAGTAGTGTCCCTCTCGGGCACCACTGTAACGGTAGCAGACGTTTCTAATTTCCCAGCTTTTTCAATAGGGGCGGATTATACGTATGTAACACTTCTGAACGGAACAGATGTTGGGGTATTTAAAGTCGTATCCATTAACCATAGTAATAGTCAACTTGAATTAGCAGAAGCCCCTGACCCTGCTCTATTCCCAAACAACAGTACTCGTATAGAGCTACGGATTACTGCTGAGTTAATATCAGGGGTAGCTAACGAGCACAAGATAATACAAGGGGGAGGAGCAGGCTCATTCTATACATCTGCTGCAGCGAGCCAGACGTTTTTTTTAAGTGATGGTGTTAGTGGGTATCCAGACACAACTACAACGTTCTATGTCCCTTCGGGGGTGGCCTCGCTAAGCGCTATAGTAGTAGGGGGAGGAGGAGGCTCCGCATTAGGTTATGCAGCAGGGCGCGGGGGTGTAGCGTATCGGAGCAAAATATTAGTTTACCCTGACGAGCCTCTCACGGTGACAGTAGGGGCAGGAGCGCCGGGCCGGTCAAATGTATGGGAAGATGATCGAATTGGAGGCACGTCTTCTATTGCAAGAGCCGACGGTACAATTATCGTCTCAGCCAGTGGGGGTTCAAATAGTTTAGTGCGTGGAACTCCACAGGATTTAGGAATCCCTTCGGAGGGGGTGGATGGCCTCGACTATTACACGGATCCGAATCCTGACCATACCAATATTAAAGAAGGGGAGGCAGGGGTAAATATGCTAACGCTAGTATCAGCACATGGGCGAACTTGGATTAGTAGTGAAATTATATATAATTTTGGGGATGTACTAGACCCTAATGGTGAATATGCGGTGGGTTCCGGGGGCGGGAAATACGCGAGTAGCACCGGAGGTTTGGCATGGGCTGGGCAACCCGGCGGGATACGGCTCATTTGGGGCTATACAGATTCTACAAATACAACGTTACGTGCTTTTCCTAACGATGGTATAGGCAACTATTAATGGATATACGAATACAGATACGACGAGACACTACCACTAATTGGACTTCTATAAACCCAATACTTGCTGAAGGTGAGCTAGGGTTAGATATTGATCTTGATAAGTTTAAGATTGGTAATGGTGTAGATACGTGGACTACTCTTATTTTTCAAGAAGGGTCGATTACTACGGTTACAGATAACCTAACATCTACTTCTACATCCGAAGCTCTGAGTGCTAACCAAGGAAAGGTGCTCAAAACTTTAATAGATGCTATTCCTACAGAAACAACAACGACACTAAGCATTAATGCTAATGTCCTAACGTATACTGATGAAGCGGGAGCGGCGACCACTATTGATCTGTCGTTGTATCTCGATGATACTAATTTAGCTCGTATCGTTAGTGGCGTGTTAGCGGGAAATGTAGCTACATTCACTCGAGATGACAACACTACTTTCACAGTAGATTTCAGTAGTCTCCTTTCAGGTAAAGCAGACACTGTTCATGGTGCACATCTAACCGCTCAAGACACTACTGACATAGCTACGGGCGTAGCGCATGCCAGCTCGGCTCATGCACCTACAGATGCAGAAGCTAACGTTCAGTCTGATTGGAGTGTAACAGACAATAGTCTAGATACTTATATAGCTAATAAACCGGACGTAAGCTCGGCAACAGCCCATGCAAGCTCGGCTCACGCGCCAGTAGACGCTAACAACTATGTCCATCCCGCAGGAGATGGCGACCTCCATGTGCCTGCTACGAGCACAACGAACGATGGTAAGGTCTTAACTGCTGGAGCTACTGCAGGAGTACTAACATGGGAAACACCTAGTGCAGGTGGTGGAGCCTCAAACTTAGCAGCCTTAACCGATGTTGACGTTACAACTACTGCTCCTACCACAGATCAAGTATTAAAATATGACGGAACAAACTGGATTCCTGGAGATGACGTTGCAGGTTCAGGCGGCACAGGCGGCACGACAAATCTCACAGCAGGCGTAATCTGGGATAACCACTCCACCTCGACAGCGTACACATATGAAAACGATGGTACTGCCGGAACGACTTCTGCTACTGCGGCAACAGATATAACAGTTGTTGCAGATGGTACAGCCGTACTAACCCATGTCGCTGATGCTAGCGATCTACGTTCGGTTTATGTTGAGAAGTTTGTGCCCTCATATATCGGTTTATTCATAACAGCAATCAATGTAGTTGGAGCAGCGACTTTTTCTGGGTCGACGGGCCACACGGGATCAACCCCCACATCGAATCTACAGAACGCAATACAAGGCATCGAATCAGATTGGGGTGCGGTACTACACAGTTCAGCCGCAGGCACTGAAACTTTCGTTATGGATGCAGGAGCAGGGCAACTGTTTCATTTAACGAAAATAAATCATGATGGAAATACGTCACAATATATAGAACACACTGTCTCGTTCCGAGTTCAAAGTTCTAACGACAATACCACTTGGACTACCGTATACCAACACATTGACGCTTCAAATGTCTCGGTCGAATATAATGTAATACTCAATGAACGCTCCAGATACATCAGAATCGTGCAAGACAGCGTGTGGTCTGGGAATGGTCATTCTGGCATTTTCTATCCGGTAGACAAGCAATTCCTAGAAGTGATTATTACTGACGATGGTAAAGGGTCGACCTCATATTGGCAACTCGAAACATACAACGATTGGGG